TCTCTTGTCCAGAGTCTTCAGTCTTACTTGGCACCAGAATACTGGAAACAGGAGTTGACATTCGTGAGATTACACATTTCATCAATGCTAGAGGTCTTAAAAGCCCAATTGCAACAATCCAAGCCTTGGGACGATCTCTCCGCTTGCACGATGATAAAGACAGAGTTTTCATCTATGATTTCATGGATTCAGGACGATATCTTACAGCACATTCAAGAAAACGATACAATACCTACAAGAAAGAAGGACATGAAGTAGAAATATTATGAAAAACCCAGATTATAAAAGCAAAGAACAGTTAGAAAAGGAATGGGCAGAACTTTCTGAGCCAGAAAGGAATGTAGTTAAGCAATTAGGATTAGATATAACTAGGTTTCACAAAACAAAGAAGCATGTTTCTTTAGAAAACTTGGATACCTTAAATGGATACCTGGATACTTTAACTATTTTTGTTAAAAGTTATAGTAAGAGAGTTATTGCTCTTCTTAAACAAGGTAATAAGTTAGGCTAGTTAATTCTCTTACAAGTAAATGTAGAGCCTTTATTCATTAAAACCGCATTGTTTCCATCTAATTTACAGGTATAGTTATTTGCTTCACAGTACCCCACCCATTTGATCATTATATCATGAGGGTCTATATTGGTTCTAATAACCTGCGCCTTATCTATTTTTTCGACTTCAGTACCTCCTAGACCATCAGTTTGTACTATAGAAGTTGTAACTGTTGTTGGGCTAGAAGCAACTATAACACTTCCTTGCATTTCAAACTCATACCAACCAGCATTAGCTAAAGTAAAGTAACTTTCGGTAGAATCCCAAGTTATATGACCAGCATCAATTTCAGTAGTTTATTGAGTAGATCCTGAAGCAAAATAATATGCATCAGCACTATTGGCCCCATCATCAGCAGTTACTTCAACAAAAGACCAAGGTGGTGGTACAGGACAAGAACTTACTGTGATGGAGGAACAACTTGCAGACACAGTATAGCCAGCGTAAGGATCTAAACGAATTGCTCCTGTAGCTAAATTCTTAATATAGAAGTCGTTTTCTCCCCCATCCCAACCCATGTTGCATCTCCAAGCATTATTCTCTCTAAATTGAATTAAGCTATCATTATTTGACCCAGCGTTAATTTCAATAGTAGCGTCACTATTATCATCTACAACATTTAAATCTGCGGTGCCAGGACCAGTTTGCCCACACATAATCTGACCAATTACACCAATATTACCTGCTCCTGATAAGTTTCCACTAACAGAGACATCTCCATCAAATTCTACATTACAACTAGGACCAGCACTAAGAGCAGTGTTTATATAAAGTGTGCCAAGAGTTAATGGATCGGGAGTGGCAGGATGAGCTACAGAAGAGGCACTCCAAGTAGATCCCGTATAAACTAAAGAATCGCCTGTAGATGGAGATAAGGTAGCACTTACATCTGTTAACTCAGGAAGGGCTAAATCTACAATAGCACTTTCAATAGTATCCCCACTAGTAAACTCCCCTATCCCAGAAGGAGTTCCATCACCATCCAATTCTAACTTAAGGGGTTTAACATCAGCCATGATACTTTATTATAGTTATTTTCCACCAATTAAAGTCTGACCATCTGCCATATCTGTACTTGCTGAAAAAGCTTCAGTAGATTCATTTAAAAAGGTAGCACGAATATATTTCTTAAGCGTGGCATTATTGTTAATAAGATCTACTAACTGAGCAATAACAGTAGAAGGTGGGGTAGCATCTTCTTTAGTAACAGTATTTAATCTAGTACCATCAGGAGCCCAAAGTCTAAATCTATATTTGGTAGAAGAGATCTTGTAAAGATTAGCTACATACCCATTGCCCCGTCTCCCAAGCGCAACAAATCTAATAAGCATACATCTCGCAGAACTATCCGAAAATACAGTCTTAGCGTACTTATAATTTCTAGATTTACCAGTTGGATTAGGTATAACGAAAGAAGGTAAAGATCTAAAGGAACTAAAGATCATTAGTTGCCTATATTTACAGTATTGTCTGCCGCAGCATTAACTACATTTACCAATCCATAAGTAATAGCAAATATAGTAAAAGTGTCATTACTTTGAGATATTATAAGCCCAGTCATATAGTCACGGGGAGCCATTGCTAATACAACAGAACCACCAGCACTATTAGCCACTAATCCAGTTATGCCGCTTCCATTAAGTCCAGTCGCCCCACTTAGGGCACTTGCCGTAGGCTGGTCAGCGGCAGCATCTGCTAGATTAAATAAACCACTAGGAATAACTGAAAAGTATTGCTCTGAAGAACCACCACTAACGGAAGTTACTGTGGCATAGTTACATGATAAAAGTGCCCCAGAAGTGTCAGTAAAATCCACCGTATGTGGAGCCCCATTAGCCATTGCAAGAACTTTCGTATAAGGTCTGTAAGCTTCTCTCATAATTATTTATCCTCCTTTTCGTCCTCAAAATCTACTCCGTTCACTATGTCGGATAAATCTTTAATAGCCTTCATAACCTCTTCGTCAGACATTGAAGGCGTTTCTTTTTCTTCTACTTCTTCTTTTTGAATGTCTCTAGAGTCCTCTTCGTCTTCTTTATCATCATCTTTTTTCTTTTTCTTTTTTCCTTTCCCTTTGTCTTTTTTGTCCCCATTCTCCTCCTCATCAGAATCGTCTTCAGATGAAGATTCGTCTTCGCCCTGAAGAGTATTAGGGTTTTCCTCATCTCCGTCTGAGTTATCTCCCTTATTTACACGCTCAACTAAAAATTCAGCTTTTTCGAATGCCTTAGTTACCTCACTAAAAGAAAAACTTTCCATTAGAGGTATTTCTTCTTGTGAGTAATCTGCATGTTGAAATATCTGCTGTATAACATTATTAACATCTAGTCCCTGAACACCATTCTTCTCCCTAAGAGAAGTAGATAATTCTGACAAAACTTGCTTAAGAACACTGTTCTTAGGGGATATTCTAGAGATCGTTTCAAAAAGAACTACTTGAGTATTCAAAAGACTTTTGAAAGAATAAGATTCTTTTAAGTATTGAAGGTTTACACCGTACTTCTCACTAAGTAAATGAGTAAGTTGTTCTCTGGCTGGTTTCTTCATTTCAAATAATAGACTAGCATATTTCCTTAACTCTTTTTCGGTTATATGATCTGTAGAGTGACCTAAGTTACGAGATAAAGTTTCAAAGATTTTCTTTTTCGATAATAATGAGAAATAAGGTAACTCTTTTACTGTCTCAGTGAGAGCGTCCTCTACCTCCTCATCAGGAGCAAAGATCTTACTAGCCAGCATATCTATAACGGGCTCAGAAGCCCATACTAAATCAAAAGAACTCTTAGCCTCTAAGAGTTCTTTCTTAACTAATTCTTGCTTGCAGATCATCTCGTATATTGATTTATGAGAATTATCTGTAAACTCAAATCTACCAGCCTCATCAAGCTCCTCTACTGTAATAACAGGAACAGTAAAGGCATTCGAAACAGCTTCTGACAATTTTAAAGAGTTTAAGACCTCTGGGACTTGAGAAGTTATTTGATTTTTGTTTTCTGATAGGAATCCAACTAATTCAGGAATTATCTCTACAAATCTAATAAACTCTTCTGATTCCAAAATATTATTAGTCTTATTAAATATTCTAGTCTTTTTATTTAATTTTTCTGAAATAGTTTCATAGTGAGTTCTAGAGGTGAGAATATCTATAACATCAGTAAAGGTCTCTTGCGAACGAGTGTAGTCATCGTTGTACAGCCCCTCTAGAAAAAGAGAGACTTGATTTTTAATTCCTTCATCAAATCTCTCATCGTCTGTAAATATATTAGAATCTTGAATATTAATATTTTCAAGAATATATGAATTATTTTTAATTAAATAATCCCCTGATATAATTTTTTTACTTTCAGTTAGGTAGGTCACTTTATCCTCAGTTCCCTCAACAGAGAACAGTTGAACATTTTCCCTTATAGAATACCCCAAATAATCACCTAACTGTAGTAAGTTAGATATTTTTTTATTTCTAGACTCAAAAATTTTTAACATATATAGACTCCAACCCTTATAAGGCTTCTTTATTATATAGGATTGTTTTTTTACTTAATTTTATAATTTCTTGGTTTTTAATACATCTATAGACTCAACAAGACGCATTTGATCACTTTTTTCCCCATATTTGGTGGAAATAAACGATTTAACTAACTCAACCTCTTCAGCGGTAGCCTTAGTGGCATTGGGCTCCTCCCTAGGAAGTGGGGCTTGCCCTGCTGGCCCAACATCAGATCCTGGGACCATGCCACCCATATCTTGTGCGCCTTCCATATTCTCAGTAGCCCCCTGCTGCTCCATCGCAGCCATGGACTGTTCTGCTTGTTCCTGTTTAAGTTTACTTTTAACTACATCAATTTCTTGATCCGTCATATCGTATAAATCTTTGTAAATACTTTCTGTAGGAAATAACCCTGTCCCCACCACAGCCTGGACCACCCTAGCCTTAGCTTCATCAAGTTCTAATTTTCTTTTAGTAAACATATCAGAAGGATCTGGGAGCCTAATAGAAAGTTCATTAATTAAACTAGAAGGATATTTCTTTAACTTAAGGTGGCGTTTTGCTATTGCCTCCAACCCAATCGTGATGCATTCCTGCACCCTTACGATAGTTCTAGCAAATTTAACATCTAATTGGGCTAAGTTAGCCTTCCTCTCAGGGGACTTATCAAATTCGATAATGTAATCCTTGGGAATCTTCATAGTCGCAAGAAGTTTATCCCTGAAGTATTTCACATCATCAACCTCACCTAAATTCTGTCCACCAGGAAGAGTTTCAATCTTAGTTCCAGCACCCCCTCTAACAGGAACGAAATAATCCTCATCAGCAGCAAGAGGGTTGTACTTAGCATCTACTTTACCATTAGCATAAAACTTCTCTTTTTTATATCTCTGCTTAACATCCTCAATAAATGCTTCTGCTCTGGAAGTAGGTAAATTACCGACATCAATATAAAAGATTCTTCTCTCTGGAGCCCTCGCCAATCTATACACTAGCATGGCATCCTCCATTAATTTTAATGATCTAAAAATACTAATAGCCGCAGAAGCTATTGATTTTCCATAAGGGTAGAATTTGGGATCAGAGGTATGTAACCTAAAATGAACTATTTGATTTCTATCTAATTCTATAAATTTCTGATTCCTCTCGAAAGGGTCAGGGGCAGACTCCCATGCAGTCTTATCGGGTATTTCTTGAAGGAATCTTTCTAGATAACCATACGCATTTTCTACTCTAATGATATAATTTGGGTTTAATACTTTTAATCTTCTCAGACCTTGATCAGGTTTGTTAAGATCCGTTATAAGCTCTATAAAGCAATCCCCGTACTTAACAGTATTTCTGATGATATCCCAATAAATCTTTCTTAGCTTCATTTTAGTAAATAATTTATTAATCTCATTTACAACTAAGGTACTATCAGAATTAACAATCCATCTTCTATTTTTAGTGTCTCTCTGTGAAGAATCATCAGCATAGATATCAAAAGCAGCAGTTATTTCAGGATAATCATCCATTCTTTCATATTCTGAATATCTCTTTTTTCTATTTATCTCTACTTCTGGTAGGTAAGGAAGCTTCTGATGATAAGTAGACATCCTTGCTGGACGCATGGATTGCTCTGGGTTTATGATGGTATCCCCAGCTAAATCTTCCTGGTCTTTCAGGTAAGGTATTGCTGGAGTAGCAAAAAACTTAGCGAAGAATCTGCCTATCCTTCCCCTAGGGTAGGCATAAGAAGTTCCCTGTCCAGGGCCACCGAAAGTAACATATCCAGGACCAGAGTTCTCATTAATTTTATTTTCGTTTATTTCATTAGCCATGTTATATCCTCTTCAACATCTCCACCAAAACTTTTAAGATTTTTAAGTCTACTAGGGGCTAGAAGCTTCTCTGTGGGGGTTTTTCCATGATCGTCAATAAAACTAACTGGACTACCCTCTAAATATGTAGTCATCCCAAAAGCACAAAGAGCTAAACTAGTTACCAAATCATCATGTTTTGATTTCTCTGCCTGAGCTTTCCCTGCTAACGAAACTATGAAAGTGTTTAGTTCATCTACTGTTCTTTTTGAATTAATTTTAAGTTTGTTAAGACGCAAACACTCCTCCATCATAGCTAAAATAGTCTCTCTATTTTTAGTGGTAACTTGAACCCCTATATTCCTCTTTTCGTCAAAGTATAAATTCTCATATTCTAATCTTTCAAATAAATGATCTATCAGATTATGACCTATCGTATTACGCTCTAAAATAACTAATGCCATATTGTAACGCTGTCCCACCGTATTTAATACTTCTGCTAACTCGTTAATAGGAGTTGTATTGGAATAATACTCAGCTACCTGCTCCCCAGAATAACCATCTACTATATGAAAAGCTGAATAATCTCTATCCCTCCCCAAAGATACATCTACCCCTATTAAATATTGTCTACTGGGTTCTGGGTCTTTCCAAACATATAATCTGTTATTGTATGTTCTATAGGCTGGGTCATTGGCCCTTTGGTCCATATTAGATAAGATAGTACCCTCAATATAAGTCTCACCAGTGCCTAGGAACTCACACTCATACTCCTGCAACCACTTCTTGTGACTCATATTAGAGCGAGTAGTCTCCTCCCATTTATCAATATTAATAGGAGGATCCCTTTGCTCCATAGCTTCGTATAGATGCTCGTAGCCTTCTATACGAGTGTATTCAGGGTGGTCTTGCCAGTTAATCTGTATAGGATGGAAGGAGTTTGCCCCCTCTATGGATTTATACCAAGTATCATAATACCAATTACCTACACCGTTTACAGTAGAAAGAACGAACGCTCTACCACCAGTTGAGATAATAGGATAAACAGCAGCCCAGATCGAATCAATATGTTCAATGAAAGCAGCCTCATCAATAAACAAGAAGGAACCAGCTAGAGAACGACCAGACTGTTTACCAGAAGGACGAGACTTAATAATAGAACCCGTACTAAGTTTTAAGTTATGCATATTCTCTTGTAGAATAGAAGGCTTAAGAAATATTGGAAGTTCATCAAACATGATCTTAATCCTGTCTAAGATCTCTGTAGACTCCGTATCACCTACAGATAAAAACACTATAGTCTTATGTTCTTCAAATATAGCCATCCACAAAGCATACGCAGCAGAAATAGTAGTACACCCAGCCTGACGGAACTTTCTTAGTATATTAAATCTATTATTCTCCAAACAATCCATAATCATTCTCTGGAATGGAT